GAGCAAGATGTAACAGGTTTAAAATATGTAGCTGGTTCTGAAGGTTGGGGAGCTTTTAGAGTAAAGTGTACTGAACAAGAGCTAGAACAAATGCAACAAGAATGGAATCAATTAAGTGGCTTTTTTGTTAAAGAAATACAGGATTTAAGTATTTGCTTAATATCTATAAAGCTATACAAAAATAACCCTGATAAGCCTAGCTTATTTAAACTATATGATTACTATAATTTTCATACTGATAAATTTAAGTATGTAACTATTTCTCAAATTGTAGAATTTCTTAAAGATGCTGGAAACAATTCTTATGAAGATGAAGATTATAAAAGGTTTTTAATTTCAGAAGAAAAAGAGTTTTTTGCTTGGGTAAATACTGAAAAGCTTCTAGAATTTTTAAACAAAGAAAACACATTTAAAAAAGATTATTTTAACAACTTTTAACTTATTGCATCAGTTAGTAGATTTATTAGCTAGGGACAGTAGAATATTTGGAAAGCTGGTGCAATTATTTATTAATTAAAAAACAAACAAAAATGAGTGAAAAAAAAGTGTACTGCGGAAGTGGTAAAAAACAAAGTGAAACTTGGTTAAAAGCAACTATTAATATTGATAAAATACAAGAACACATAGAAGAATTTAAAGGACATAAATTTGTAAGGTTAAATATTAACATTAAAGACGAATCTGACCAGTTTGGAAAAGATGTTGCTTTAAGCGTTGACAAATGGCAACCTGAAGCTAAAACTAAAACAGTTGAAGATAATGTTGAGGATGAAAACGATTTACCGTTTTGAGTTAATTATTTTAAAAGTTTAGGTTGGTATGTTGTTAAAAGGAATTAATTATCACATTTATAACAGGTTTATAATACTTAAAACATTAGGCTTTAGTCTAAAAGGTATAAGCGAAATATTAAATATTAGTTATTCGACAATAATTAAATACAATTTTAATTATAATAGTAGAAACTTATTTAGAAATAAAGCTTATTTAGGAAGTAAAAAAGAGCCATACTATAAAGATGAAATGCAATACAGCAGCATATCAACTTACAACTATGATGAACTATCAGAAAGCGAAAAAGAATTTTATATTGATAATCTTAAACTAAACAATTAATGAATTATAATAGTGATTTTTCACACGATTTAGAACTAGGCAAAAAAGGTGAAAACCTACTAGCAAAAATACTATTATTAACAGGTGATAAAATAGAAGTTAAAACAGATTTACAAGCTACTCAAACAGGAAACGTTTTTATTGAATACAAAAGCAGAAATAAATTAAGCGGAATAAGCACTACTAAAGCTCATTACTGGGCGTTTGTTATAAGCAATGAACAAATTATAATAGTAGAAACAAACAAGCTTAAACAGCTATGTAAAAGCAAAGGAGTTAAAAGAGTAGATGGTGGAGATAATAATACAAGCAAAGGAATTTTATTACCTTTAAATAAACTAACTAAAAAACTATGATTGAATTACCTTACTTTAAATTTTTCCCTAACCAATGGTTAACAGGAACAATTGCTTTTCAAGATTTTGATGTACAAGGTGCATTTATGAAGGTCTGCTGCTTTTACTGGAGCAAAGGCTGTAAAGTATCAGACAAAGAACTTAAAGCTATTACAGGCACTTACTACAATACTTTAATAGATACTAATTTAATTAAAGTTGTAAATAAAAAAATTAAGATTAAATGGCTTGATGAACAACTTGAAGAAAGAACTAAAGCACACAACAAAAGAGTAGAAGCTGGAAGATTAGGTGGAAGCAAAACTCAAGCTAATTTAAAGCATAGCTCTAGCAATGCTAAAGCATTAAGAAAAGATAATAAAAGAAAAGATAAATATGCTAATGATAATGTTTTGAAAGTTAGTGATGACGTTAAAAAACTCCTTTCAAAATGATATTAGAAGATAAGCAAACACTTAAATATTTACACGCTTACAAAGATGGTAAGATTAAACAAGGCTTAGGAATTAACTGTAATTTAATGGATAAGCATATAGTTTTAAAACGTGCTGAGTTTAATATGGTTTTAGGACTTGATAATGTAGGTAAGACTAACTGGCTTTTATGGTATTTACTTTGTCACGCTAAGCTTAACAATAAAAAGTTTATTATATGGTCGGGAGAAAACAGAGCTGGACAACTTAAAAGAGATATAATTCAAATGTGGTTAGGCGTTAAGTTTAAAGATATTATTAAAAGCAAGATAGACTTTTATAATAAAGAGATTAGTAAATACTTTAAATTTATAGACAACAGTAAACTATACAACCATAAAGAACTGCTGAACATATTTGCAGATACAGATTGTGATGGTTGTGTGATAGACCCTTATACAGGATTAAATCATAATAGAAATGTAAACCAGTTTGATAGAAACTACCATTTTTGTAATGATGTAAGGGAGTTTTGTAATAGAACAGGCAAGACTATTTTTGTATGTATGCATCCTCAAACAGAAGCAGCTAGAAGGGTTTACCCAGCAGACCATTTACTAAATGGACATATACAGCCACCTAGAAAAGCGGACTGCGAGGGGGGGCAAGTTTTTCCCAATCGTGTGGATAATTTTATGTGCATACATAGATTAATATCTCACCCTGATTTATGGATGCTTACAGAGTTACACATTTATAAAGTTAAGGATAAAGAAACTGGTGGTATGCCTACAATGCTTGGAGAGCCTTTACGTTTTGACTATAACGGTGGTTTAGGCTTTACCCTTAATGGTGTTAACCCTTTAGAGGTTAAAGAAGAAATAATGTTAAATGATGAAGAAGATATATTTTAAAAAAATTAACTATGAAAAAAGAACAAAGAGATTTATTTGGAAATGTAGTAACAGACCCAAAAAGAACTATGAGTGATTATTTTGGTGTTGCTCCTTTTAGTGTTTTAAATTCTGTTGATGGTGAGTGGCAAAAAAGAAAACAAAGATGGAATGTATTAATAAATGACAAAGGACAAGCTAGAGAAGGTGTTTTAGGTGGCTCTACAAGTAAAAAGGATGTGATGAATAAAATGAAAGGTAGTAGTATTTTAGATGCTGTTTTAGCTGAATTAATGATAAAATGGTTCACAGAAAAAGGATTTAAAACTTTTGACCCTTTTGCTGGTGATACTGTTTTTGGTTTTATTAGTGCTTTTATGGATAGACCATTTGAGGGAATAGAATTAAGAAAAGAACAAGCCGAATTTAACCAATTACAATGTGATATTAAAAATTTAAATGCTAAATATATTTGTGATAGTTCTGAAAATATGAATAAATATATTAAAAATGAAAGTAAAGATTTTATTTTTAGTTGTCCACCTTATGCAGATTTAGAGGTTTATAGTGATTTAGAAGATGATTTAAGTACAATGAGCCACGAAGATTTTTTTAAAATGTATTCTAAAATATTACAAAATACTTATAATAAATTAAAAAATGATAGATTTGCGGTAATTGTAACAAGTGAAGTTAGAAATAAAAAAGGCGAGTACATACAGTTGGTAGGTAAAACTATTGATTTAATGGTAAAAGCTGGATATATGTTTTATAATGATATTATTTTAGTTAATAGTGTTGGCACTTTGCCAATGAGAACAGGCAGACATATGAACTCAGGTAGAAAAGTAGGTAGAAGACATCAAAACGTATTAGTTTTTTATAAAGGCAACCCAAAGAAAATAAAAGAAAATTTCAATCAATTAATACCAAAAAACAAACATTATGAAAGCTAAAATATGGAATGAGCAAAGATGGATAAATGAAATTAACCCTGAAACATTAAGAAATAAATTTTCTGATTTATTATACGATAGTGGATTTAGTGTTTTAAACTTTCAAGAACATTATTTCAAACCACAAGGATATACTGCTTTATGGTTATTAGGCGAAAGCCATTTTGCAATACATACTTTTCCTGAAGAAAATAAAAGTTATATAGAATTAAGTAGTTGTAATGAAGCTAAACATATTTATTTTATAAATAATATTTAATATGAATTTATTAGAGATAATAAAAAGAAAAAACAGCTTTCAAATACTTATATTAAAAGCTAAAGAAAAAGCTAAGAGTAAAGCACAGCTACAAAACTTAGAAGTATTAACAAACACATTAGAGCTATTACACTTAATGCATAAAGAGAATGATAACTTAAAAGCAAAGCTAAGAAAGGTAGAGCTAGATAATGCAAAAAAGAATTTAGATATTGAGCTGCAACAAGCAGAAGTTAATAAACTAAATACTAGAATTAACCAACAAAATAAAGAACTTAAAACACTATTAAAATGACAACTTACTTTATATATATATCAATAGCTTTTATATGTGTGTTTATTTTAGGGGTGTTAGTAGGTAAAACAATGTATGAATGAAGATAACTAACGAAGATAATATGCAACTAATGGCAAGGTATGAAGATAACTACTTTGATTTGGCTATTGTAGACCCTCCTTATGGTATAAGTGCAGATAAAAAACAAAATGCAGCAGCAGAACAAAGAAAAAAAGCAAATGGAAAAAGTAAAGCTGGTAGAGGTTGGAAGGAATATAAAGTTTCTAATTGGGATGAAGAAACACCAAATGATATATATTTCAAAGAACTTTTTAGAGTAAGCAAAAAGCAAATAATATGGGGTGGTAATTATTTTAAATATATATGGAATTTAAGTAATAGCTTTATAATTTGGAATAAGATGCAAAGAGATTTTAGTTTAGCAGATGGCGAGTTGGCTTGGTATTCTGAAACAAATAAAGCAATGAGAATTTTTGATTTTAGTAGAGGTGGTGCTTTAGCAGATAATAATAAAAATGGTGGTAGATTTCACCCAACACAAAAGCCTGTTAAGTTATACGAGTGGCTTTTGATGAACTATGCAAAAGAAGGTGATAAAATTTTAGATACACATTTAGGAAGTGGAAGTATTGCTATTGCTTGCCATAATTTAGGATATGATTTAACAGCGTGTGAATTAGACAAAGATTACTATAATTCAGCTATAAAAAGAATTAACCAACATAAAGCACAAATAAGAATGTTTTAAGAACTAAAAAAAATAACTATGGGATTAAATGCAAATCAAAAAGGAAAACGT